CGAGTGATAGATGACTGGTATGCCAGACGTTGAAGGGTGGCCACCACGCTGGTTCACACCGATGCCTGACGACGCCAAGTTCAAGAGGGCTGAGTTGGCCATCGACTTCATCGACACGTTCGGTGTCATCACCAAGGATTCTGTGTCTGGCCGTGCCGGTTCGAAACTGGTACTTCGTGACTGGCAGAAGGAACTTATCAGGCAGTTGTATGCCCAGGATGAGGACGGCGGATTCATCGCGAAGACCGCGCTGGTAGGCCTTCCAAGAAAGAACGGCAAATCGGCGTTGGCTAGTCACCTTGCCGTGTTCGACACGATATTCGGTCCAGCCGGTGGGGAAACGTACAGTGTCGCGGCGACACGCGATCAGGCACGTATCGTGTTCGGTGAGGCTAAGCGCATCATCGAAACCCATGAGGAACTCAGGGAACTGACGAAACTGTACCGTGACGCCATCGAGGTGCCGGTGAAGGGTTCGGTCTACCGTGTGCTATCGGCTGAAGCAGGTGCCGCTGAGGGTCTGAACAGTAGCGCTATCTGGGTGGATGAGTTGCACGCCCAACCGAATCGCAAAATGTTCGACGTGATGTCGCTGTCGATGGCGGCGCGTGGTAACAAGGCACACATGGTGTCCATCACCACTGCCGGTGTGAAGGCAGACAGCACTGGCCGTGACTCGATCGCTTACAACTTGTACAACTACGGCAAGAAGGTGTCAGCCGGTGAGGTAGACGACGCGAACTACTTCATGGCGTGGTGGGAAGACGATGGACCTCACAGTGAACCTGAAACGTGGAAGAAGGCAAACCCTGGGTTCGGTGACCTGAATGACCCATCGGACTTCGAGGCCGCGGTCAGACGTACACCTGAGGCTGAGTTCCGCACGAAGCGCATGAACTGTTTCGTTTCATCTGCACTCTCATGGCTACCTACGGGGTCATGGGAAGCCTGTGAGGGCAATGTAACCATCAGCCCCGATGAGGAAGTCATCCTAGGATTTGACGGGTCTTTCAGTGGCGACTGTACTGCCCTGGTTGCTTCGACGGTGCAGAAGGATGACCAGCCCGTCAAAGTTCAGTTGGTGAAAATCTGGGAGAAGAACCTTGACACTGATGATGAGGACTGGCGTGTGGATATCGCTGAGGTGGAGCAGACCATCATACAGTACTGTCAGGACCATCCCAAGGTGTTAGAAATCGCGTGTGACCCGTTCCGTTGGCAACGGTCGATGCAGGTGCTGGCAGACCTAGGCTTGCCCGTCGTCGAGTATCCATCCACCTCACCACGCCGCATGGTGACCGCGTGTGCCAAGTTCTACGACATGGTGATGGAGGGAACCGGCTCCATGATGCATGACGGTAACCCCACGTTGGGCCGTCACCTGGCCAACGCCGTGGTCAAACAGGACCAGTTAGGTCCCAGGATTGTAAAAGAGTCGCGCTCCAGTCCTAGAAAAATCGACGCGGCCGTAGCCTGCATCATCGCCGTTGACCGCGCCACGGTCGCTAGAATGGAACAGGTAGTGCCTCAGTTCTTTGGATAGGCTATGGGAATGTCATCAATACTTCAGATTGCAGGAATCACGGCCATCACCGTAGGGGTACTCATCATTTCCATACCAGTCGGAATCATCGTGGGCGGCGTATTCCTGACTGTCGCTGGTATCGCCCTGGGACGATAAATGATTTTTAACAGGCTATTCGAACAGCGCGGGATTTCGTATCAGTCAATCTTCGCCTCAGGTGACGACATCGCGTTCGGAACCTACGCTGGCACAAACATCAATAGCGACTCTGTCTACACAGTCAACGCCGTGTTCAGTGCCGTGAACCTGATCAGCACCACACTGTCGACACTCCCACTGGACGTATTCATCAGGGATGATGGCACACGGAAACCGTTCCGGCCTAAGCCTGAGTGGGTCAACAAGCCTGACGTCGCCCTGCCCCGTGAGGCGTTCTACTCAGCCGTGTTCACCTCCATGCTTCTCGAGGGGTCAGCCTTCATTCGTGTTTTCGCAAACCGACGCAATGAGGTAGTGAACCTGGTTGTACTGAACCCTTTGACCGTAGACGTGAAACGCAACGGCCTGGGGTTCCTCCAGTTCAACATCGAGGGCGAATCAGAACCACTCACCTCCGATGACATCATCTATATCCCTGACCTTCTGAAGCCTGGAAACGTCAGAGGCATTTCACGTGTGTCAGCGCTTAAGGAATCGTTCGGACTGTCACTGGCGCTGGAGCGTTGGGCACAAACCTTTTTCGGACAAGGCACCACCATGGCTGGAGTAATCGAGTACCCTGGGGCGCTCACGGAACAACAGGCCACTGACCTTCGTCGTGGATTTGATAATTCTCATACCGGTTGGAAGAAAGCACACAGGACTGGAGTCCTCAGTGGTGGAGCAACCTTCAAACCCACACAGGTGGACGCTGAACAGTCACAGGTCATCGAGGCCCGCCGCATGGCAGTGGAGGATGTCGCCCGTGCCTTCAACATCCCGCCACACCTCATGGGACTACCAGGCACCAACACCTTCGCATCAGTGGAAGAGAACAACCGTAACTGGGTGACGACGAACCTGAGGCCACTGGCATCGAAGGTCGAATCGGCGCTATCGGTGCTGATGAACCGGTACCGTGGTGGCACCGAAGCCTTCCTACGCTTCAACCTTGAGGGATTGTTGCGAGGCGATTTGGATGCCCGCACGAACGCATACTCTCGAATGATTCAGATGGGTGCCATGTCTATCAATGACGTTCGAGTCCTGGAGGATATGCCACCGGTCGACTCTGACGCCGCACGTTCACCACGTGTCCCGTTGGCGAATGTCAACATGGATGACTCTGATGTGAAGGCTCAGATGGAGCGCGTCAAAATGGTTCAGGCGCTTGTGTACTCTGGGTTCTCACCCGCTGAGGCGTTGCAGGCGATCGGTCTGCCACCTATCGACCACACTGGTCTGGCGTCTGTCCAGTTGCAGGGTGTCGCACAGGTCGCCCCAGAGGACACATCAGCACCGTATGAGGACAAGGTGACCTAATGCCCATCATCAACCGGCAAGTGACTTGTAGCAACACGACACCAATCCAACTTGTTGGTGCTGACAACATGCCTCATGATGTCATCATCCACAACGCTACGAAGTCGTCGAACGAATACATTTGGATTGCTGGTTCGTCTGCTACGGCTGGAACCGGCACTGCAATGCACATCGACCAGGCACAAACCGTGTACATGACCCTGCAACCTGATGACGAAATCTGGGCAGTATCCACACCCAATGGGTTGATTGCTCACGTCATGGATATTAGGAAGAACGATTAGCGTGCCCTACTTCATCACTGACCAGTCTGACTGTCCAGCATGGGCCGTCGTAAAAGAGGACGGCGAAGTGGTGGCCTGCCACGAAACTGAGGACGACGCGATCGCCCAGATGATTGCCGTCAGTGTCGCTGAGGACATCGAACCAGGTGGCACCTATCAGGGCCGGTCAGAGGCACGTGCAGAACCAGGCACACTATCTGTGGGCGACTTCGTGTCCTGGAACTCATCAGGTGGACGTGCCCGTGGACAAATCGAACGCATCGTCACTGAGGGTTCCATCAATGTGCCAGATAGCGACTTCGTCATCAGTGGTGACGAGGATGATCCAGCGGCACTCATCCAGGTGTACCGTCCAGTCGAGGGTGGATGGAATGCCACTGACACACGTGTCGGCCACAAGTTTTCCACGCTCCGCAAAATCGACCCACTACCCTCACCACCTGAGGACCGTGACCTACCAGACAACTATCGCCCTGCAACATCTGAGGATGTCCCTGAGGGTCGCGCCTGTGGCAACTGCATGTTCTTCAATGAGGAACGTCTGAACGATGAGGGCCAGGCATGGTGTGAACGATGGGACGAGTTCGTCGACGGTGGCGCTTACTGTAACGCCTGGCAACCACGCGAAGAGGACCGTCAGGTCAACCTGGTTCCACCGGCTTACATGAGGGCCGCGGCGCGTCAGGGCCTCCGATACTATGACCAGGGTTTGGCAGGCGATGGTCTGGCTGACAGAACCGTTACTGAGGCACGGCAGATGGCCCGTGGTGACGCGCTCACACCTGACAAGTGGGTTCGTATCGCGGCGTGGATTGCACGCCACCTAGTCGACCTGGACGCGCCAAGCGCTAACCCTGACAGTGACGACTACCCGTCACCTGGAGTTGTGGCACACCTTCTGTGGGGGTCTGGCCCGTCGAAACGTGCCGCACGTCGCGTGATGGAATATGCTGAGGGCGTGGTTGGTAGACTAGAAGAAGAGAATCAAGACCGTAGTACAGCGAAGGGTCAGGCAGTGAAAAAGTTGGAAACCCGCACACGTCCAGTGAACTTCGAAATCCGTGAACTGGAGGACGGCGGTCTACGCTTCGAAGGCTATGCGGCAGTGTTCAACAGTCGGTCTGAGGACCTGGGTGGGTTCACTGAGTTCGTGGCACCTGGAGCGTTCAAGCGATCACTACGCTCACGTAACGATGTGAAACTTCTGTTCGACCACAACCCAGCGAACGTGTTGGCGTCGACACGTGCAGGGACGATGAGTGTGGAAGAGGATGGCCGTGGTCTGAAGGTGACGGCTGACCTGGCCCCAACAACTTTAGGGCGCGACGTATCGGTCCTGGTTAAACGTGGGGATATCGATTCCATGTCATTTGGTTTCAGTGTCATCCGTGACTCATGGAATGACAACGGTACTGAGCGCACACTTCACAGTGTCAGATTGCTGGAGGCAAGCATAGTCAGTTGGCCCGCATATGCCGGCACCGCCGGAACCGTTTCCGTTCGTGGTCTGGAGCGTTTGGCGCGATCTGCAGACGTGGACGCTGACCAGTTGGCTGACGCCATCCTGAAACTGGAGGAAGGTGCAAACATGTCACTCGACGATGTGAACCTTCTGTCGAAGGTCATCGACCAACTGAAACCCACTGATGGTGACGCTGAGGTGGCAACCGAACCAGAGGCAACGAACGATGCTGACCTACTGGCCCTGAAGAAGAAGAAGATAGAACTGTTGGAGATGCTGAATGGCTAACAAGGATGAGATTCGTCGCACGATTCTGAAGGTTGCAGGCAACCCTGAGAACGGTGTCATTAAAGATTTGGCTGACGAAATGGCCCGCGCCATCGTCGCCCTCGATGAGCCTGAGGTCAAAGCGTATGACCCAGTGAAGGAAACCCGCGTCGTAAAGGCTTCTGAGAAGCGCTGACGGGTTGCCCCTCTGACTTTTCCCTTCTAGTCAGAGGGGTTCCTTCATGCCTAGACGCTACCGACGTGGACGACGTCTGGCAGGACTGGGTGTCCGATCACTGAGTACACTTCCTCGAACACTGTGAGGTAAGGGTCACGGCATTCTGATGTGATGCCGATGCCTGAGAATGGTCCCGCTAGTGGTGAGTGCCATGAGTATCCTTCCGGCAGTGTCACCTCTACCTTGGTGTGTGGTTGGTTGCAGTCGTCACAGGCGACGTAGATGATGCTGATGTCAGCGTTCTGTGTCCTGACCAGGTCGATGAGTTGTTCGCGTGTGTTCTTCATGTTCATACCTTCGCTTCCATAGTCTTCAAAACCTCGCCATCCAGAGTAGTGAGCGCGATTGCTCCCACCGCCCATGGACCTTGCTTGTTTTTGAATGCTTCATCCATGATGATGTCGACCGCTTTAATGATGGCCTCATCGTTTGACGAAGACCGGAAGTGGACCATGTCATAATTTGTCGTGGTTTCTGCCTGCACTTTGTACCAATTCATGTTTCTGTTATCCCTTCAGTAGGTCTTCGATGTCGAAGGCGATGTGAGCGTTCTTGATTGCGACCTCGTTGCCGTCACTGTCGACGACAGTCGCGTGGCTGACCATCATGTCGCGTCCGAAGACTTCATACCACAGGTCAGTGATTCTGTAGGTGTGACCTTCGGTGAGGCCTTGTCCTTCGATACGGCAGACACGGTCCCAGAGGGACCATGCCTGTTCGGTTGCCGTTCTCATAGGTCCTGTGCCCCGATGCCATAAGCGTCCATGAGTTCGACCATTTTGCCCCAGATTACTTCCTGCTCATCACGTGCCGCCTGGTAGCGTGCCTCTAGGTTGGGCTTGTCTGTCGCCTTGACGTAGGTGCTGGCAGTTCCTGCTAGACGGGATTCGTTGTCCCAGAAGCGTGCTTCCTCACCCTTGCGGTTGTACATGCCGTCGAGGATGCTCAGTTCGGTGATGGCCTCTGACTTTGTGAAGGTGGTGATCATGATGTTCCTTTCTCTCTGTTGCTGATGACTCT